GGCTCCTAGAAGCTGTGCGAGGGTTGCTGAAGGCTCTTTGTACGGAAGCGGAATGATTGCGTCCCTGATGTTGCCACCAGGAGCGTCAATATCTCGCCATTCTCCGGGCTGTAAGGGCTCATCGTCATTGCGAACCCTTACACCCCGAGCCTTGAACCCAGCAGGGAGGTTAGCCAAGGTTCCGGCGTCGATCAACTGGCGAAGAATGCTTGTAGCTGCGCGGCCCAAACCACCAATCATGTGGATTAAACCAAAGCCGTAGAATCCTAATCCAGGCATAAACTTATAGTGAACAAAATACTGTTGCTTCTTCGCTAAAGGAGTATCCTCTTGGAAGTTCCGGCGAACAGAAAGAATATGACCAGAGCCTTCGTCAACAGAAACAATGTAAGGAAGGGCAATACCTGTCGGCTCACCCGTAGGAGACATGTCCTCAAAACCCTCTAGGTCCAAATCAACATGCATCTCCAAGATAGTGTAGACATCGTCCATGTATGTCTTAGACGTGCCTTGTATCTCGTCAACTTTCTGACGAACCTCGTCATCATCGCCTTCATAGGTGCTTAACTCTACGTCACGGTATATTCCTGCGATCTGCATTTTACGGATAGCATTAGCATCCATCTTCAAGACGTGAGTAACTCTTGATGCGGTAGCTAAATCAGATGCAGCGTAAGGAACAACAAGATCTTGCGCAGGAATAAACTGCGCCACAGCTCGTTGTTTAGAATTATCGAACCAGACTTTCTTGAAACAAGAACCCGACAACGGCAAATAAAACAACAGTTGATCCATATCCGGATCGAACTCTTCCATAACTTCCATGATCTGATAGTTCATAAAGTGTTTAACTCGGGTGGCCTGATCTTCTCGAGCCTGATCTTGCAGACCTAAGACTTGAGTTTTAACTGGGCCACCCGAAGGGAGAAGCTCTTTATATGCTTGTGCTTGGAATTGAGTTACGCTTTCTGAAATCAACGGGTGAGTAACACCGGACGCACCTTGGAAAGGCTGTGTGCGCTCTTGTTGTTTAATACCTAACTGATCTAAACCTTTAGTGTAAGCTTCTTCCCACTCAGACCTAGACTCCAAGTCATCTTCGTATGAGGCGCGAAGATCCGACGATAGTTCTCCTAGATAACCTTCGTCAAGTTCTTCTGCTAAATTCGCGTCATGTTCTAAGGGGATGTCAACTTCAACACCTTCCATCGATTCCATCAAGGATTGGATAATAGCTCCGCCCTGACCGTCATCGAGAACTTCGGCCCCGCCTTCAAATTCTTCTGGCTGCATTACATCTACATCAACAGATGCTTGTGTAGGCAACATATCTTCCATTCTAATTCCAGAATCAACTGGGCCCATTGGGCGTGGTGGCAAGGCCATTAGTAATACTCCCGTTTACGAGGGACGAAGTCATCCCCATCGTCTTCTCCGTCTAACGAAATAAACCCGCCTTGTCGAAAACGCATTAGTGCTAGTGTCATACTATCACAAAAATCATCATTGTCACCATTGGGAAATGAAACTACTTCCTCAATGACTTCTTCTGCAAATTTCTTATCGTCCGGAGCCCATACCATTCCTGACTCAAACATAGGAGCTACCATATGCATCCGGCTAATTTTATCATTCCCTTTACCTGGGGAGAACCCCAGTGCAGGAATACCTTTAAGTCTTAGCTCTTGGATCAAAGGCGTACCTGTAGCTTTTGCCTCGATCAGAACCATATCTGGCTCCCAGTATTCGTATTCTTCGAAAGCCTGATCTTTTAACTCTGGAAAATTCCATCGTCCTCTTTGTGCGTCTAACAGAATAATGTGATCTGGGCCACCTTCTTCTGGCTTGAACACACCCCAAGTAGTAATCGCAGAATAGTCGGCAGATTCTTTCTTGGAAAACGCTGTATCGTAAGACTGCAATACATAATCTAATCGAGGGATCTTTTCTTCTTCCCAACGATTCCACCATTCGCGCTTGATAATAGCAGATTCAGACCCAGTGGGATTCTGTTGCCACTGAGCGTTCCACTTTGCTACAGGAAGAGACGCTTTAATGGATAAAAGCGCGTTTTTTTCCCAAAACTCAGGCCACAACGGCTTATCGCTAGGCATAATTGCAGGAAATTCTACAACTTCCCACTGATCTGACATGATATCGCTGCCCTGTTGGGCCAACAATCTACCTGTCAAATCCTTTTTACCCCAACGGGTCATAACAATTATGATAGCACCGCCCGGCTGTAGACGTTGTCTAGGTCCAGAGGTGTACCATTCGTATGCATGGTCGAATGCAGTAGAGCTTAACGCATCTTGTTCCGAATGCGGGTCATCAATGACGAGTAAATCCGCACCACGACCCGTGATGGCAGCGCCAACACCCGCCGCAAAGTACTCCGCACCCAAGTCAGTGCCCCAAGTGCCTGCGCCTTTATTGTCTTCTTTAAGGTTTGTATTCGGAAAAATAGTTTTGTACTCTGGGTCATCGATTAAATCCCTCACTTTACGTCCAAATCGCACTGCCAACTCAGTGTTGTGCGTAGCTTGGATGATTTTTAATTTAGGATTTCTACCTAGAAACCAAGCAGGCATCAAGTAGGATGCAAACTCAGACTTCGAATGACGCGGAGGCATGTTGATAATCAATCTCTTGAGTTCTCCTCGCGCAACACGTTCAAGTTTTTCGGCAATAATCCGGTGATGACGGCCCTCAATGAAATTATCATACACATGATGGACAAAGGGCATAAAGCTTTCGTGAGCCTCTTCCCTTAAATCCATGCGTTTCTTAGCCTCGGTTAAGGCCAAGATTTCTTTTAACGCTTCTTCTGGTAGTGCTTGTAAGTTCATCTAGGTGTAGCCGCCGTATAGGTCCTTCTATCGTATTGTTGTCTTCGTTGTCCGGGGCCCGTGTCCCCAGGGCGTATAGTCTGTCCTGTATATGGTCTAGTACTTGCACCCGCTCGTAGTCGATACGACTCTTCAATCTTAACACAGGTAGGACCGTTTGGTGCATCCACAAGCTCGTATCCCTCTGGACATTCCATAACAGGATCACCCGCAACATTTACGCCAAGAGCAGGAGCTACAGTGCCGCCACCCGTGTCTACAGGTAGACCAACTGTTACCCCGTCATCTGTTTCAGTAAACGTTGGAGTTACAGGATCATCGTTGTCATCCTCCGCTGGAGGAACATAGGCGGTGTTGTACGGAACAAACGGGCTGTTCGTAACAGTTTCCACAGGGACTTCTGCTGCAACATTGTTGACAGTTTCGTCTGTTAGAAGTTTTGGAACTTCTTCTACTGTCTTCATTCCTGCAACATCGTCTTCGATATTGATCGTAATGCCCTCGGGTGGGTTAGCTATCTCGGTGTTGTTCGGAACTACCACCTCAGTGTTCGCTAGGTTTACCTCGGTTGGAGCAGCGGGTTGCACACCAAGCATATCAGGGCGACGAGTACCGACAGAAGTGCTTTCTGGAACCTCAACTTCCGTAAAGATTGTTTGTAGATCGTTTTCTACTACCGTGCCTTCACCAAGTTGAGATTTTCCGTCGATTGAAAGGTTTGCTTGGTCACCGATAATGCTGCGTAAATACGCAGCCGAGTCTGATAGAACTGAATCATTGATAGGAACAACATTATCTACAGTCACAGACCCGTCAATCTCAGGAGTGTTAAGTTTTGGAGCCACAGCGTTTTCATATGCTGCGTTCCCCGCTGCTTCCGCTGCTATTGCATCCCCAGTTTCCGCTAAAGTCTGGGTATACGACTGTTCTTGAGCCTGTATAGCCTCATAGTTTTCTTGAGCCTGCTGATCAGAAACCTCTGATAAGACCGAAGGAGGTCCTTGGTTCGTGGATACTTCGGTAATTTTGCTTCCGAAGTGTACATTCCGCTCATTTTCGTTGGTCGTCTTATAAATTTCAACAGGCTGAAATCCAACTTCTGGCTCCGTACTAAACGTAACCGTTTGACTGTAGTCATCCCCAGCTTTTCTAGGGCCAACATCTTCTCTCAAAACTAACTTAGCTGTACCGTCTCCTACAACCAGTTCGGTAGGAACCTCGGTGTTTTGAAAAAGACCACCAATTTCCATTACCGCGTCATTATTCATAAAGATAGTTTGCTGGCTACGAGGCTGTGGACCAGAAATTTCCCCGTCTGGCTGACCAAACCTAGTGCGCTCCGCTCGATCTCTTTTCGTAGTGCCGTCC